CCAATTTGTGAACTTTAATGTGGTCTTCATAAGTTAACAATACCAAATTATTCTTACTATTATCAACTTCCTGACCATTCATCTTAAACCAACATCTCGGTATTATATGATGTTTATGACCAGATGTTGGTGGATTTAACTTTGAATGGTTTATAATGTTCATCATTGCCACAAAGTGTTGGTTATATTCAAACACTTGCAGAATATCATTTGAATTTATCATATTAGATTAACTCCTAATCCTTAGCCGTCATTTGGAATGACAATATGGTGTTTAATATAAACAATAATTAGTTACATACATATATAATATAGAGGTAAATATGAGTTATAAATTAGAAAGATGGAGTAATCCAGGTAGACCAAGAAATTGTAAAGCTGACCATAACTCACCAGATTATTGTAAATACTATGATTTAGATTTAAACGATTTCACGGATTTGGCTGTTAAATTGAGAAATAATAAACGATTAACAGAAGAAGAGAATGATAGATATGCTGTATATCTTTATACAATAATCTACATTGTCTTAGAGAATCCTAAATTTAAGAATAAACCCAAATGTGAGAAGGAAGAACTATTTGATAGAGCAATATTTGAGTTATTAACTGCTATACCAAAGTTTGATAATGATAGAGGTAGTTCAATATATTCATTTGCTTATAGATGTACTTATAATGCTTTCATACATTATTATACTGAATTGAAGGTTGAAACAAATAGAGAGAAACAATTACAAACTCATCTGTGGGAATGTTATAAAGAATATAGAGACGAAGTACAAGGACATCAAATAAAGAGCGTTAATATTGATAAAGGAGTTGGAAATGAAAGATAATAAGATTTCTATAAGTGTAGTACCGATGGATAATTTAGCTTGTGGTCATTATAGACTAAAGAATGTAGCTGATTTATTATATGGTGATTATAAAGTAACGATTAATCCACCTGGAACATATAGAGTAACAACAGACGATTGTATCTTTACACAGAGAGTAGCTGGTGCTAAAGTTATGAACTCACTCTTGAATATCAAAGCTAAATCAAGAGAATTTAATCCAAACTGTAAGTTTATTATTGACTATGATGATAATGTATGGGATGAGTTACCAAGTTATAACTTTACAAATGTACCTTGGAGAGATAATAGAGAGTCAATGAAAGCCCATTTAAATGACTTAGCTGATGTAGTAACTTGTACAACTGAAAGCCTAAAGGATAGTTTAAAGGATTATGTAGATGGTCATAAGATAGTTGTTATTCCAAACTGTTTACCTAGATTTAAATGGAACTTCCCTAGATTGGCTAAGCCACAGAGTGAAACATTCTTATATGCTGGTAGTCCAACACACTTTAGTAATGTAAATCACTGTTATGGTGATTTCACAAATGAATGGGATAAATTCTTAAAGGATAAAGACATTCATATTATGGGTGTATCACCTTGGTTTATCAAGCCATCTGTATTATATAATTGGACAGATATGATTAGTTATGCTCATAATTTCTATATAATTGCTTCTAGATGTAAGTATATTATAGCACCATTAGCTGAGAATAACTTTAACTGTTGTAAGAGTGATTTGAAATATCTAGAAAGTTGTGCTGTTGGAAGAGTTTGTCTTGTTAGTGACTTTGAGAATAGTCCATATCATTATGCTCACGAATTACAGAAGATACCAGTTAGAGCAACAGCTAAACAAATACAATATGCTGTAGACAGATGTAATGAACATTATGATGAAATAATTGATTATCAGTATGAATATCTTAATCATAGGTGGTTGGAGAACTGTTTAGACAAATATAGAGCTGTGTTTGATAATCCAATTATAAGAATATAAAGAAAGGGTGCCATAGGGGCACCCTTTATTGTTTGTTCTTTATGTTATGTTATGATTAAAGAGTTACTAAGTTTGGCTTAGAATCCTTGATACAGACATAAGATACGGCACGTGGTTCAACAATACCGGCAAGAGCAGCAACGCACCAACGGGTCTTGTTAGTACCAGCTACTACGTCTACAGCACGAGCACAGTGAACAGTAATGCCTTCCAAACCACTAGAGGTCAAATCAGCATTAGACCAATCCTGTTTCTTGAGGGTATCAAATTCCATTGAACCATCAAGACGAACGAGACCAGTGTAATAGAGACCTTCAGAGATTGGGTTAACCAACTTCTTACCAGCAAGACCAGCAGCAGTTACGGTTGTACCATCTTTGAAGATAGCTTCCTTCGTTCCCTGACCATCGAAGTCAACAGAACGAACATAGACCTGACCAGCCTGTTTCTGAGCAACAACAATGAAGGCCTTTGGACTAGAGGTCTTATTACCATTGAAGTTAGTAGCCATTACATCAGCGATGAACAATGGAGTACCAACTGGGATATCATCACTAACACCAGAAAGAGTAATAAGGTCTACCTTAGCTGTATCAGTATCTTCAGCATTACCATTAATAGAAGAAGCAGCAATTGTCTGTTCAGCTGTATAACTAGAAACGGTAGCAGATGCGAGTTCCTTTGCCAAATCTTCAGTGATTTCAAAGGATGGCAAGAATTGCTGGAAACGATAATCGGTAGAACCAACTCTTGTAAGTTCACCCTTAGCATCAATTGGAGCTACACCTTCAACTGGTTTGAATGAAGAACCCCAAGAAGCAACAATAGATTCAATCATTGGGTCAACGAAGCCAAATTTCTTCTCAGTAGAGATACTGGTCAAGAAAGAGTTAGCCTTTGTGAGTGGGCTGAAACCTTCACCAACGAATGCGGTATTAGCACGACCGAGGTCATCGTTAATAACATCCTGGGTAAGACCTTCAATAAGTTCCTTACCATTTGGCTGAGCGATTTCAACGTCCCACTTTACATCAGTAACAGCGTCTACGAAATCGGAATCAATCAATACGTTACCAACCATTACTTTCTTCTTAACATCACGTTCAACGATGTTAGAAGCACCTTTACCGGTAAGATTCTTACCACGGACATACTTACCATTATCTTTGATAACGAAGGTATATTCCTGACCATTACGCTTTCCAACGAGCTGATCAGCGAAATAAGGTTTAGCACCAACGGTCAAGTAACCAGCAACTTCAGCTGCACGAAGGTTTACGAGGTCGGTTAATTCGTTTGTAATTGCCTGAATAGCCATAATTTATATTTACTCCTGACACTATCTATATCTTTGATGTGTCTTTGAATAGTTTACCCAATAGTTTCTATCTTTCACTACTGGTTCAACTGTACTTGAATTATTTGTGATTTGCTTTCCAATGACAGGAAGAGCAGGTTTATTAGATTGAGGTTGAACTTGTGTTTGAGGTTGAACAGATGCTGCATAATGTTTCTCAAGGATTTCATCAGCAACAATAGCAATATTCTTCTTCAAGGCATCTGGGTCAGTTGAACGGAATACTCTCTGTAGCAAGCGAGGATTCTTATTTAAATCCATCAATTCTTTCAATACAATAGGATATTCATTCAATGTTTCAAGATAACCAAATACTACACCATTAGGGTCTCTTTCACTTACAGCTTCACCAAATGCTTTACCATTTCTTGAAATCATATCATTATATTCTTTCAAATCTTGTGGATTAGGGAAGCAATGTTCTGTGATAATTCTATCTCTTTCCAAATCATATTGTAACTGTTCATCTTCATTCTGTTTACGGATTCGTTGGATTTCATCCTGCATATCTCGTTCTTTGAATTTCCAGTTAACATACGCTTCAGAATTGGGTGTACCATCTTGATTAACGAAATGTTCTGCTTTAAGACCTTGTTTAGAATTTAACTGTTCTTCAAGTTCTTTAATACGAGCTTCATATTTCTGTTTCATATCTTTGCGTTTCTGCTTCTCACGAATGAAAGCATAATCACGCTTAGATAATTCAGGAAATTTAGATTTAGGCTCGGTTGTTTCATCGTTCTTAACTTCTACTTTATCAGATTTAGGTTCATCACTACCTTTATCTTCTTTAGCAGTTGTTTCCGCCTTATCATTGGATTTATTATCAACTTTATCTTCAGGAGTATCGGCGTTGGTATCAGCTGATTTAGAAGTTTCCTTGGTTTCTTCAACTGATGGGGTTGATTCTACTTTAGATTCTTCCTTGGTTGATGATTCTTTAGCTTTCTTGATATAATCAAGAGCTTCTTGTGTAGACATACTCATAAAGGGTGTCAATTCCTTAAACCGGGTTTGATTTGAGTTATAATACGGTACCCGTCACCATAATATAACCAATAATTAGTAAGTTACTTATTAAACTCTTGTCCAATAGAAGGTGAATTTAATATTTCAGCAATTCTATTTGGTGACATTGAATAAGAATAAACTTTATTACCTAATTGAACTTGGGCTACATTGCTATAAGGGTCGTAGTTGATATCACCAACCCAACTAGAAGATTGGTCAATGGGTCTACGAGGATATTCATCATCCCAATAGCGTGGATATTCAGCTTCTCTCAAAGCTGCTTGAGCTCGTAATTGTTGGATAGCAAATAATCTAGCTGGTCCTTGAAGAGCCATAGCTTCTTGATAACCAGGAATAGTTCTTTCATCTAACAATTCTTCGTGTTCTTGAGGGGTTTGCCTAAAGGTGGCTTGTCTATCACCACTCTTTAGGACATTACTTCCAAGACCTTTACCTGTAATTATATCAAATAACATCTTTATAGCCCCATATCATCTAAAGCAGCATTGTATCCTTTATAGGCAGCATCAGTTTCTTTCTGAGCTTGTTCTATATTGGATTCAGCAGCTTTAATGTTAATTTCTTGTTGTTTAAGATATGTGTTATCAGCATCTTTAGTTGCTTGTACATCAAGTTTAGCTCCTTCCAATAACATCTTATCTTTCTCAGCAACCTGGAATTTCTGCCAATCAAGTTCTCTTTGCTCTCTATTGTTCATAATGTTCATTTGAGACATAGTTAGTTGTGTTCTAAGTTCTTCATTCTCTTTCTTAGTCA